GTAATTCAACATCCACTAAGAGGTAAAGTTCCTTTTGCTTTATATCCGTTTCAAGAAGCTTCTCTAAATGATTTTAAAAATAATAATTATAATGTTATTCTGAAGGCACGCCAGTTGGGAATATCAACATTAACCGCTGGATACTCTTTATGGATGATGACATTTCAATCAGACAAGAATATATTGGTTATTGCAACTAAACAAGATACCGCTAAAAACTTGGTTACGAAAATCCGAGTTATGCACGCAAACCTACCGAGTTGGGTAAGGTCAAATTGTGTTGAGGATAACAAACTCTCACTACGATATTCAAATGGTTCACAAGTAAAAGCAATATCAAGTACTGAGGACGCAGGTCGTTCAGAGGCACTATCTTTACTCGTTATTGATGAGGCAGCATTTATTGACAAGATTGATACAATATGGACTGCTGCACAAAGTACTCTATCAACTGGTGGACAATGTATTGCCCTATCTACACCAAATGGTGTTGGTAATTGGTTTCACAAAACTTGGGTAGGTGCAGAAGAAGGTGAGAATGATTGGAATACAATCAAATTACATTGGACGGTTCATCCTGATAGAGAACAAGATTGGAGAGATGAGCAAGATAAGTTATTGGGACCAAGTGGAGCAGCACAAGAATGTGATTGTGACTTTATCACTTCTGGACAAGGTGTTATTGATGGTGTTATTTTAGAGGAATACAGAGAAAAACAAATTGAAGAACCTGTTGAGAAACGAGGAATTGATAGTAACTTGTGGATTTGGAGACAACCAAATTATAATAAAAATTATGTAGTGGCTGCTGATGTCGCCCGTGGTGATGGAGCTGATTTTTCTGCATTTCATGTAATTGAAATAGAGAGCATGGAACAAGTTGCAGAATACAAGGGAAAGATTTCTACCAAAGATTTTGGTAATTTATGTATGAATACTGCTATGGAGTTTAATAACGCGTTATTAGTTATTGAGAACTCAAGTATTGGTTGGGCAGCTATTCAACAAGTAATTGATAGAGAATATGATAATCTATTTTATACAAGTAAAGATTTAAGGTATGTTGATGTTGCAAGACAAGTAACAAACCGATATAGGAATTCCGAAAGACAAATGGTACCTGGATTTAGTATGACAATGAAAACAAGACCATTAGTAATCGCGAAATTAGAAGAATATTTCAGAGAAAAATCTGTTATCGTTCATTCGGACAGATTAATTGATGAATTATTTGTGTTTATATGGCACAACAACAGAGCTGAAGCAATGGAAGGATATAATGATGACCTTGCAATGAGTTTAGCAATTGGATTGTGGGTAAGAGATACTGCATTAAGGTTGAACGCAGAAGGAATTGCCCTACAAAAAACAGTCCTAAGTAAAATGTTAGATTATGAACCAGTTTATACACAGACCGACAATCAAAATGATGAATGGGTAATGGAAACTGGAAATACAAAAGAAGATCTAACTTGGTTAATAAAATAATAAGAGGATAAAATGGCACAAACAAATTTAAGAGCAAGATTAAGACGACTTTTTTCCACAAATGTAATAGTAAGACATGCAGGTGGTAAGAAGTTAAAAATTGCTGATACGGATAGAGTTCAAAGTGCTCAGAGAAATAGTCTTGTAGATAGATGGTCAAGATTACATACTAATTTATCAACAGGTGGATATGGACATTCACAGGCAATTAGTTTTCAAGCACAACGATTAGCTCTGTTTAGAGATTATGAAGAAATGGACAATGATGCAATTATATCAAGTGCACTTGATGTATATGCAGATGAATCTACAATGAAAAATGAATATGGAAGTATATTAGAAATCAATTCAGATAATGAAAATATTCATGATATTTTACATAATTTATTTTATGATGTGTTGAATATAGAATTTAATCTTTGGCCGTGGGTTCGTAACCTATGTAAGTATGGAGATTTTTATCTCTATTTAGATATCAAGGAAAAGTATGGTATTACAAATGTAGTTCCACTTTCGGCATATGATGTTACTCGTGTTGAAGGAGAAGATCCAGATAATCCATATTTGGTTACTTTTATAGTTGAAGAAGGTGATTCAAGACATAGTTCAGTTATGTCTGGGAATAAAGAAATGGAAAATTATGAAATAGCACATTTCAGATTATTGTCGGACGCAAACTTCTTACCTTATGGTAAAGGTATGATTGAAGGAGCCCGTAAGATATGGAAACAATTATCTCTTATGGAAGATGCTATGTTAATTCATAGAATCATGAGAGCACCAGAAAAGAGAGTTTTCAAAATAGATATTGGTAATATTCCACCCGCAGAAGTCGAAAACTTTATGCAAAAGATAATCAATAAGATGAAGAAGGCACCTGTAATGGATCAAAATACAGGTGATTATAATTTGAAATATAATATCCAAAATCTTACAGAGGATTTCTTTTTACCAGTTCGTGGTGGAGATAGTGGAACTCAAATAGAGAATTTACCAGGACTTACTTATGAGGCAGTTGAAGATATTGAGTATCTAAGAAACAAGTTAATGGCAGCGTTAAAGATACCAAAGGCATTTCTTGGATATGAAGAAAGTGTTGGTAGTAAAGCAACATTGGCAGCAGAAGATGTAAGATTTGCAAGAACCATTGAGAGGATACAGAGAATTACGATTAGTGAATTGACAAAAATTGCAATCGTTCATTTATACGCACAAGGATATACAGATCAAGACTTGGTTAATTTTGAATTAAATCTAAAAAACCCATCTACAATATATGAAGAAGAAAAAATTGAATTGTGGAATAACAAACAAAGTTTAGCACAATCAATGATGGACGCTAAAATAGCAGATTCGGAGTGGATTTATGATAATGTATTTAAATTTACAGAAGAAGAAAAAGAAGAAGTTAGACTTGGATTACTAAAAGACCAAAAACGAAAGTTTAGATGGTCACAGATTGAAATGGAAGGAAATGATCCAGTTCAAAGTAACGAAGCCATCGGAACACAAGGAGCAATGATGGACGCTGGTGGGGCAGAAGGTGGAATGCCAGGAGTACCTGGACCACAACCACCAGGAGCAAGAACAGCAAGAACAAGTAGAGAATTAGAAATGGATATGCCAGACGATGGGTGGCCAGGAAGTGGTCGTCCAAAGGAAGGTCCTAAACACGGAAAAGATTCAAGTGTAAGAGGTCGTGATCCACTTGGAGCACACGATAAACGAAAAGGTGGTAGTGGAAGTCCAAAATATGGAATTGCATTAGCACATTACGACGCATTAAAGAAAAGTTTAGGAAAAGTAAGTCGAGCAGACCAAAAAATATTGGTAGAAACGACTGATGTAGAAGAAGAATATAAAACTGAAGTATCTTCGTCTTTAAGTGATACTTAAATGACGAATTATTAGAAGTTTTTATATTTATAGATGAAGAACTATACACATTTAGGAGCATAGATTATGGCCCAACGAGTAAAACACTCGAAGATTAAGAATACGGGAATTCTTTTTGAATTAATATCCCGTCAAATCACCGTAGATGTAATGAATGGTGATGATAAAAGTAAATCTGTAGAGATGCTAAAAAAATTCTTTAACGAGAACACAGAACTCGGTAAGGAAAATCAATTATATCAGGTTTTGTTAAAAGAGAATTATAATTCTTCTCATAAGGCAGAGAAATTAGTCGATGCTGTCGTAAGGGCAAGGCAAAAATTACAAAATAAGAAACTTCGTACTGAAAAGTATAATCTTATTAAAGAGATTAAGAAGAATTATATTGTAGAGGATTTCTTTAGGGCTCGCATTCCTAATTATAAAGTGTATGCTTCAATTTATAAGAAATTTATTGTAGAAACTACGCCCATATTCAATCCTACAGAAGAAGTAGAAAGTACTTTTTCCGTTATAGAACATATTACTCGTAACAAAGTTAAATTGAAGAATACAGATAGTCAAATAATTTCTGAATTTAAGGAAGAAGATAAAGATTTACGATTACTTTCTTATCAATTGATGGTGGATAACTTTAATGGTAGATATAAGAGTCTTAATTCAATGCAAAGAAATTTATTAAAAGAATATATTAACAATATTTCTAATACCAATTCACTAAGAGAATTTATAAATAGTGAAGTGAAAAAGGTTAAAGAAATCCTTACAAAGATTTTACCAAGAGTTAATGATGATATTACAAAAATTAAATTATCAGAGGCAATTAAACAGACAGATACTTTACAGAAAGGTAAAATAGTTAAAGATAAACAGGTTGTGTCATTAATGAGGTATTACGAACTTATTAAGGAACTTCACAATGTCACATCTTAACGAAGATTTATTTCGTAAACTTGTTCGTGAGTTAATCAAACAAGAATTAGACGAAGCCAACTCTACTGCAAGTGCAGGTGGTCAATATAATACACCACATGCATTTGGCGGTAGCAATAAAAAGGGTAAGAAAAAAGGAAAGGCTGGTTACACTGGTGGACATAGTGATCCAACCATTGGAACAGCCAATTTTAATGCTGATGACCCGAAGTTGAGGAAAGAGTCAATAGTAAATGAAGGTAGATATCACGCTTGGAGAAATGATGACTCTATGACACCCAAGCAAAAAATTGGAATGGCAATGAGAGAGACTCGTGACAATCTCACAGAGTTAGAACGAGTGGTTAAGTATAATGTTAAGTTAAAAAATGAGTTAAAAGTGGATTCAAGAGATTATTGGAAAACCACACACAAAGCTCTAAGTAAAATTAGTGAGAGGTTAGTTCGATTAGCGAATAAAGTCGGTCAGCTACATTAGAAAATGCCTTTCGAAGAAAACAGAAAGTCCTATATGGACTCTTTGTATGGTATTTCGACTTTATTAAAAAGATGGCACACAGAAATACATCGCAAGGATGTCAGTAAGAACTATATGATTAAAAAATTAACCGAGTGGATTAAGAAACTCGAAGATTTACGACATGAAATAATGATGGGTAGAGATAAATGATAAAACTTAAAGATTTATTAGTTGAGAAAAACCTCTCAGACGAAATGAAAGAATTAAAACTTTATATTGACAATGATGCAAATCTTTATCGACAAAAGTATATGCCGATATTGAAAAACTTGTCAAAAAAGAAGAAACAAGGAAAATATCGTAAAGGTCTTGCTTCAAAGGCATTTATTTATCTGATTGATGATGGTGCTAAACGATATGTTAGGTCTTATGGTGGAAATCACTTGGATGTTTTCCCAAAAAGACAAAGAAAGTCCTTAGCAAAGGACTATGTTGAAGAATTTGAACAAATCTTTAAAGATCAAGAATTTGATTTTATGAAGGAGGATTAAAAATGAAAAAAATTATAGAAATAAACGGTAAACAATATCGTAGGATTAGTGAAGGAAAGGTAAATGCAAAATTTATTAAATATCGTGTTTTTGATAAACTTTTCGACACAATAATCAAGATTGAACCCGATGATTTTAATTTAAGAAAATTCAAATCCTTAGAAAGACCACTTACCCAATTTATACACAGAGAAATAAAGAGAGATAAAAAGATAACTTCAGGAGATTTAAGACAGGCTCTTGGAAACTCAGATTTTTATACTGAGATATTTGGAAGGCGTGGTATAATAGATGATTGGTATAAAAAGTCTGAAAAAGATTTTCCAGAATTTATGAAGAAGTATACAACTTATTCGGATAATCCAAAGAAGGGGTGGAGAAATTATAATGCAGGAGCACTTACATATGGTATAAGTAAACCCTTGTATAAAGTACTTGATTCATTTCTAGCAGAAATTGATAATTTAGTACCCGAATCCGTTCACTCGTTTGCAAAGTTCTATGAAAGATTTAAGAGATAGGAGTAGAAAATGTCAAAACAATTAATAGTAGATTATTTACCATTTGAGGTAACAGCAGAACAAATAAACGAATCAATTAAACAAAATCATGGTCGTTTAGTGGTTCATGGTGTCTTACAGAGGTCAGATGCAAAAAACCAGAATGGTAGAGTTTATCCACATGGTATTTTGGCACGAGAATCTCAAAAATATGATGAGAGTTTCATTAAACAGAAACGAGCAATGGGTGAATTAGACCATCCAGAGAGTTCCGTAGTCAATTTACAAAATGTATCTCATAATATTACAGAAATGCATTGGGAAGGTAAGAACTTAGTCGGTACGGTTGAGGTTCTTGGAACACCAAGTGGTAATATATTAACAGAATTATTTAAAGCAGGTATTAAATTAGGTATAAGTTCTCGTGGTATGGGTTCAGTTACACCACTTGAAGAAGGAGAAGGTCAAAAAGTAGGAGATGACTTCGAATTGATAGCATTCGATTTCGTATCAAATCCATCCACACACGGAGCTTTCCTATATCCCATGAAAGAAAGTGTTGGAAACGAAATACCAATTACAGAAGGTAGAACCTGTGGTAAGTATTGTAAAGTCGAAAGTATAATAAACGATATTATTCGTGGAGAGTAACTGTGAGTAGAAAAAAATTATTAGTTGAAAATCCTATTGTTGCAGCAACAGTCAATCATATGACACAAATGCATTTAAAAAATCCACAGACTGGTAGAACAATTAAAGCAACAACACCATTGAGGAATCCAGAACATCCACTTCACGGAAAATCAGTTAGTATTTTTAAGAAGATAAAGGATAAACTTACTCCAGATAAAAAGGAAGAACCTAAAAAACAATCTCAATCTGATGTAGATTTTTATAAAAAACAATTTGCTGGTAGAAGTGGTGAAGAATTAAAAGAAGATTGGTGGGATGATTTGGGTCCTGAAGGACAAGCAAAATATTTAAAAGATAATCCTGGTTCTCAAAAAGCACAAGACGCAAAGAAAGATGATGAACCGAAAGTACCAGCTCCAGATAGTAAGAGTGATACGGGTAAACCTCGTGTAAGTGCAAATCCATATGACGATAACTATGGTCAGGAAGTTGATGACGAAGATGATGAAAGAGATTACGGTGATACACGAAATGCACAACATTTTTCAGATGAACCAGAAGATGGTGGTGATTTAGATTCTCAAATATCACAAGCACAAAAAGATGCAGATGATGCCAATCAAATGGCACAACAATTTGGTGGTATGACTCAAGGTGGAGATTCACGATACGATGATGCAGCCACCGCAGCAAATAAAAAACTTTGGGATCTTGAAAAACAAAAGTCACAATCAGCAGATGATGAAGCAGATGATATGAAATCTCAAGACGCACAAGATTCAAGAGATGCAGAAGATAGAAAAGATGCAGGTATAAAACCAATTAAAGACGATAAAGATACACAAAGAATGGGATCCAGTGTATTAAGTAGAATCGGTGGTACTCAAGATCCAGATAGATTAGAATTACAAGGTACACAAGAAGCAGATAATGGTCAAACTATTATTCAATGGAAAGACAAAGAAGATGGAATGATGGTGGGTGTAGATGCACAAGGTAACATTTATGAAGATGGTGATAGGAAAAATTATGGTATACAAGTTAGCACACAAAGTGATGTGTTTGGAGATGACCAAAATGCACAATTATTGTATAAACAAAAGAAAGCTCGTGAAACTGGAGGTATAGATCCATATACTGGTAAACAATACCCAAAACCAGCTAGAACTGGAAAAGAATTATCTCGTAGAGAGGCTAAACAATATATTAGGAGAAACAAAATGAAAATAAGTGAAGATATTCTTCGCAAAGTAATCCGTGAAGAAATTAAAAGTCTGATGAAGGAAGATGAAGAAGCTTTCTCTCAACCAATTCCTGCAGTAATTGATAGATATATGAAAAAGTTTATTGATGCGGTAAGTAGAGGTAATCTTAATCGTAAAAGGAAGTTAGCTATCTTGGGTAGAACTATTGTAGCATTACGATTAGATCCACAAGAAGTTAGTAAATATGCTAGATTGGTTAAGAGGGAATTATAGTGAAAAAGAAACAAGTATTTGATATGACTCGAAAGTGGAAAACCTTCCGTCTTGATGAAAAACTAAACGAAGAAAATGAATCTCTTTGGACTTGGGTATACAAAGGTTTCTTGGGTGGATTCAAAAAGGCCGAGAAAAAAGGTGGGGGCAGTGTTAGTTTAGATGAAGTTGCACGAGGTGTTGCATTTTTAGTTAAAACAGAGTTTGGTGGAAATGCTAAAAATGATTTTGTAAAATCACTTAAAAAGTATATTAGATAATGAAACCTGGTCACCATACTTGACCATATAGTGGTGAAGAACATCCAGTTTGGGTGAAACATGAGGAAGAACCTGTGAATGATTATAAGAAAAGAATGAAAGAATACATTACTGATTTAGTCAAACAGGAAATTGTTGCTCTTGGTGAAGAAACGAAACGAGATTATAAAAAAGAGTATAAGAAATATGGTTCATCTACCAAAGCCAAAAAGTATAGGGCCGAGTTGAACCAATACAATCGTAAAAAAGGTACTTATGGTAATGGAGATGGTAAAGACGCTTCACATAAAGGTGGTAAGATAGTGGGATTTGAAGCACAATCCAAGAATCGTGGAAGAGCCGAAAAGAGTCGTTTGAAAAAAGAAGCCAGAACTATTAATGTCGAACCTAATTGGGAAGGTTTATACAGATTTATGATGAATATGAAAAAAACTGATAAGTCAGCTTTTAGTAGAGTTACTAATAAGATGGGAACTGAGTGGAAAAAATTAGAGAAGATGGCAGAAAAGAATAAATGGACCGAATCAGTAAATGAAAAGGTAATTAAAGTTTCTAAAAAAGATGATATACCAGGTAATCCTATGAAGATGAGTGGTGAAGAAAAAATTAAAAAGTTAGTTTATAGTGGAAGTATTGATAATAAAGGTAGTTACGAGATTAAAGGAAATAAATTAAATGTGATTGGTATAAGACCAAGAGACAAAGGATTTTTCGTAAGACATTTTACAATGAAAACTGGATTTAGAAAATCAAATCTATACTATGATGGTGTTCATTGGCAAGGTAAGAAGAAATTTTAGGAGTTTAAAATGAAAGCATCAAGATTAAGAGAAATTATCAAGGAAGAAGTTCAGAATATTATCAATGAGGGAACTCGTTGGGGTGTTGGTATTGAAGCTCCAAGTGGTAAAGTACTATCTACTTATGGACACTACGATGGTTATCCTTCTTGGGTGGA